CTACCTACATGGGACTGCGTGTCATCGTTTCGGATGACCTAGCTCCTACCAGCACCGATTACCCGGTGTATTTTTTCACCCAAGGCGCTATTGCCAGCGGCGAGCAAATGGGTATGCAGACTGAAACCGATCGTGACATCCTCGCCAAGAGTGATGCCATGTCGATTGACCTGCACTACGTCTACCACCCGGTTGGCGCTAAGTGGGGCGTTGGTACAACCAACCCAACACAAGCTCAGCTTGCCACTATTGGCAACTGGACGAAGGTGTACGAAACCAAGAACCTTGGTATCGTGCGCGCCACCGTTACTTCCAACTTCTGAGGTAACTAATCATGGCATCTATCTTTGAGCTTGAAGCCCCCGTCTTTGGCGGCAAGGCTCTTGGCGGCATGACCTATGCCGCTCCTACTGCTACGGGTACGCTGACCGTCGCTCAGACTGTCAATGCAATCCTTGAGACTGATCAGTCGGCAGCGATTACGCTGACCACACCGACTGCCGCACTTATCAAGGCAGCATTTCCCAGTGCTGTTGCCGGTACCAGTTTTCAGTTGATCGTCGTCAATAGCGGCAGCAATCATGCTGTCACGATTGGAGGCGGCACTGATGTCACCGTTGTGGGCGTGGCCACTGTGGCGCAATTTGCCAGCAAGATCTTTGTTGGCTACTTTGTCACCGCAACCACGATCAAGCTGTTTGGCCTTGGCTCGACTGCTGCTGCTCAAGCCTGATTATGGGCATGTTCGCTTTCCGGCGACTGCGTGAACAGGAGGCTGCTTCTACGGAAGTGGCCTCTCTTTCTATTGCGGAGCCTACACTGATACCAACGGAGCCGGACAATGGCAGTAGTGATCGTGGCGACACCAAACGCCGCAAACTCAAACTCGTACCTGACGCTAGCTGACGCGCAGGCCATCATTGATGGCTTCGTGCAAGATGCTGACATCACTGCATGGGCATCAGCTACGACTGACCAAAAGAACCGTGCGCTATTTACAGCAACGCAACGGCTTGATCGTGAGCGGTTTCTAGGTGCTCGCGCTACTGATACGCAATCATTGCAATGGCCGCGTACTGGTGTGCGCAAACCTGATACCTACATCAATACTTACGCAGTTGGCTTTCCATTTCGCATCAGCACTGATTATTTTGACGACAACGAGATCCCAGTGCAAGTGCAATATGCACAGGTGGTGCTTGCTGCGTACCTAAACAACAACCCTGATGGCATTGGCCTTAGCGGGCTTGAAGACTACAAAAACGTCAAGATCGGCAGCATTGACGTAACGCCTAACCTTGGCTACGGCGCTGTTGGTGCTGATAAAGTGCCGCCGATCATGGAGCGTTACCTAACAGGGCTTAGAATTAGTGGACCAGGTAACTTCTCAATCCGCCGGAGCTGATCATGGACCGCAGTTACAGCATCGGCTTTGAATACATCGACGACACCGCTGCGCACACTGGCCGCTTCTGGCAGCTCTACGCATTAGCTGATGCAGTGATCGCTAGCGCAGTAATCGAAAACCAAACTGGTAATACGTTTACGACCGTACCGCTAAAGGCTGGTGATTCTGTTTCTGGTATCTTCACCAGCGTCACATTGGCAAGCGGCAAAGTTGTTGCTTATAAGGTATGAATTATTCAGCAGTCTATGGCATTGACTACGCCAAGGGCGCTACGTTTATTACTGATACCGCTACGCGCACTGGCAGATGGTGTGCATTGCAATTTACCAGTAACACGCATATTAATGCGGTGACTTCAAACTGGGAAGGCAATACGCTTGCGGGCCATCAATATGACGCGGGCACTATTATTTATGGCGTATTTACAAGCATTACACTACAAAGCGGCCATTGCGTTGCATATAGGCTCTGATGGCACTTGCTAACCCGCTGCGTAAGGTTGCATCCAAGCTGATGGCTAAGTTTGGCGGCACTGCCACTATCCGCCGCATCACTATTGGCGCTTATAACCCTACAACCGGCACCGCTGCTGAAACTACATCTGACACCGTGTTGCGTGGTGTGCTGGAGGATGTCAATGTGCGTGAAGTAAATGACCTGATTCAATCAGGCGATAAGCGGCTTACGGTTGCAGCAGCAGATGTGGCAGCGGTGCCTAGTACCGCTGATCGTGTATTGATTGGCGGCATTACGCATCAAGTGATCCGTGTTACCACCATTGAGCAGGATAATACCGCTATCACTCATGAGCTGATCCTGAGGGCATAATGGCACGCACCATCCGCATTGGTGACATCGGCGACTATGCCAACAACCAGATGGAGAAGCTGCTTCGTGCTTCTGTTTTGTTAACTGATCGACGGCTTAAGAGGGTAAGCCCTGTTGCTACTGGCAGATTTAGTGCTAGTTGGCAGGTAGGTGAGAATGCAGCGCCAGGCGGCGTAAAACCACCGGGCAATTATGACACTCCAACCGAAATAGAACGCCTTGGATATCAAACTGAAAAGCTAGGCAACGTTTACAGCGTCCATAACAATTTGCCATATGCCGAGCCGTTAGCGCGCGGGCATAGCGCACAAACGGCAGGCGCATTAGGTGGTCAAGGTGGATGGGTCGAAGGTATCGCCAAGGATATTCAAGGTAGAGTTGTAATAATTGCCGCACGCATCGGCAGGGAGTCATGACCGCTACCTACAACGACATTCGCGCTGCTATCGAGGGGCGCATTGCAACTGAACTAGCAATTGCTCCGGTGTATCCGGTCAGCTATCAAAACGTACCATTCACACCACCTAACAACACGCCATGGCTGCAGGTGTTCCTGCGGCTTGGCGATAACAACTACGCCACTCTGCTGCCTACTGGTAGTGCTGGCTTTAACCGGCAGAATGGCACCTTAGTGGTGAATGTATTTACTCCCATCGGCGTTGGTGCTGCTGCTAATTTCACCATTGCAGAGCGCATAAAGGACTTATTTGATCGCGCTAAGTTCTCCAGCATTATCTTTGATCCTGCATCTGGCCCAGCGCAGGTAACACCAGCAGCGCCTGAACCGTACTTCCAAACTCAACTGACTGCAACGTTCGAGGCGTATGTAGACTAACCACAGCCAACTACCGTCCACACAATGGCCGTCACTGTCCTGTCCGGTACGTCCGGCGCCCTTTACTACAAACCTGCTGGTACTACTGGATCATTCCCAGAGTCCGGCGTTACTATCGGCACTGATGTCATTACGACGCAGGCATACCTCAACCTGAAGCCAGGTGATCCAGTTCAGTTTTCAGTTGTCAACAGCCAAACCGGCGGCGCTGGTTCTGGCACCTTGCCTGCTGGTATTGCTGCTGTTACCACCTACTTCGTGCTGACCTACACTGCATCCACTGGTGCGTTGACCGTATCAGCAACGCTTGGCGGCTCCATCCTTGACATCACCGATGACGGCACTGCCGTAGCCCCTAACGAGTTTCAGGTGGCTTACGCCGAATATGCCGCCGTTGGTCAGGTGCAGTCATGGAGCTTTGAGATCTCTAGAGCTGAGATCGACGTAACCACCATCGGTCAAACCGC